CCAATATGGTTTTGATCTCCTGTAGTGTCTTTTTACCGTCCTTTTTGCTGAAATCAAATAGAAACGAGTCGTAGGTGATCAGAATTAGCTTGGTCTTGGTGCTTGTCTTTTTAAGATAGGTCTGAATCTCTTGTATCTTATAAATATTTTCGCTTGTCTCTAGGTTTTGCACCACGTAGTTAAACAGCTTGTACTTGGTCATGGAATCGTCCTTCTTGATTATTCTGCCCGTTGGTAACTTATAACCGCCTTGCTTACTGTATTGCTTCCACATCTCGTCTACGTAAGAACCCATTTGAGCGAAGAAGTCTACGTGTTTGTACTTTTTATCCACTCCACCGTAAAGCTGTTTGAACGTAATAGTTTTGGACTCTTTGTACTCGTCTTCTGTAAGCTCCTCTTTGTTGAAATAGCTTTTACCAAGATATTCGTGAAAAGACTCTTGTGGACATTCAAAATTTATAAGTTTAGCTATTAGCCTCAAGTGATAAGCGTCGAAGTCGAATTCAACAAGAAAATCATTGGAAGGTAAAAAGCAGCTTCTGAAATCGTTCTCTTTTGGAATGGCCAAGAAGTTAATGCCGTTAAACGAGTTTGTTGGTCTTCCAGTTAAATTGTATAAGTTGTAGCAAGAGTACATCCGGTCCCCTTTAATAGAGTAGCTCTGATCGTGAATCTGGTACTTATCCATCAAACACTTAACGTCTACCTTTATTGGATTCTCCTCTACTGATTTGTACGCGCTAACGAAGTCCTCTTGAGTCTGTAGATCTGTTTCTAATCCGAAGTAGCCTTTAACGTAATCGTACAAACATTGGCACCTTTCGTAGTGCTTCGATATCGGTATTAATTCGTTCGTAATGGGAAGCTGCCCATAACGTGAGTAAAAATCGTGGTGTAAATTGGTATCGCAATCGAACTGGTTAAATTCGTTTGTTTGGTCGAGATTAACGAAGTGTAGGTCTATAGCGTTCGGTAAATCTAAGAAGTAAGAGTGAAACTTCTTGTCTAATAGGTATACTTTTTTGTGGAGCTTTAAAAACTCTTGAACCATTTTAAAATCCAAGTAAAAGCTTTCAGAGTGTTTGAAGGGGAATACGTATCCCTTTTCTCCATCGTGGTAGTACATCAAACTTGGGTACGTCAACTTCGGGTGAACTCTATCGTTGCCCGCTATTAGTTGTACGAAACACTCGTCTTTAATATCAAGGTTGCCGAATTGCGACAAACTTTCTACAATGAAATACATAACCTTTTAATTTGAACTAAATATAACCAATCCAATCGATTCTATTCAATTAATCTACGAAGTGGGTCTTGAGAACTTTGCGTATTCACCACCGATAAACTCTATAAGACCCAAGAAGTTTTTGCCAGCGTCATCGGTATTCTTTTTGTTTACATTTATAATGCCTAATCGTATATCGTACTGAGAATATCTTTTTGTGTTTAAATCTCCGGTAAGCTTCCAAAATATCTGTGTCACCAAGTAAAAAGACACATCGTATCTAACTGTTCCATTCACAAACTCGTTGTACTCTTCTGGGGAAATTTCTATTACGAATCCTTTACTATTGATCTTCTTGATAAAATATCTAATAAAATATCCTCTAGTGTAGTCGTCTTGCGTAGGTTTTGGGTAGTAAGATAAAGGTTCTAATGCTTGAGTTTTAGTAACATTCGTCTGTCTTAAAAATTGGTTCTTTACAGAAGCTGGTAAATTAGAAGAGTTTAGATAATCCGAGTTACCGTAATTTTCAAAAGGATTTAGCTCTTCGTTTGGTCCCACTATGGGATTGGGTCCACTATAGAATTTATTATCGTAAGTTTGATAGTAGTCGCCTGAGTATGGAGCACCATTTAATAAAAGACGATTTCCTGTTGTCTTCTGATCTGTTTTGACTCTAAATGATGGGTAGTATTTTAACATATTATGCGCTTGTTGAGAATATCGTGCCTTTATCCCCTCCTATAATTTTTCCGCCCTTGTCTAATAACGTTTTTCTAAAACCTGCGTTAGTTCCTGGTCCGTATGCAGCTAAATCATTAGCGGTAAAATATAGATAATTAGTAGGTACTTTAGATAAATAATTTTTAATAGCTGAGTATATTTTTGAAGCTTCGCTTGTACTAGGCCCTGAAACGTAATTTTGACTTGATTTGTTTCCATCAGCTGAGGTACCCGTAACAGATTGAAATTGATTTGGTTTTTTGAGTGTGCCTAAAATAGTAGTACCGCCTTGAACTCCTGTTCTAGTTCTATTTAATATTACTGCTGCTACCCAAGCTCTTTCTTCTTGATTAGTTCCGGCTTCTGCATAAACGGCAGATATTAAAGCATTAAAATCTGCTTGATTTATTTTTCCTCTACCTAAATAAGTCTCTACTATTGCTAAAGCTTCAGAATCTGTTGCAACAAAATTTGTAGTATTAGAAGACCCGGCATTTTCTGGATTAAAAGCGGCTTGCCTTCCTTTTTCAAACTCAGTGTTTAAAAGTCGCTCCTCAAATTCAGCTCTTGCTTTTAAATAGGTCATATTAGCTTTAATTGCGGTAGTCCACTGGTTGTTCTCTATTGTATGAACGTTTCCTGTAACCATGAATCCAACTTTTTGTGAGCCTTTAGAAGAGTTTCTAACGTTGTAAGTATAAGGAAGAAATTTCTCTGATATTGTAAAACCCTGCATCATATTAAATCCTGAGATGCCATCTAATGTAAAGTTGATAGATACAGGGATCATAGCAGCGGCTCTAGTCGGTGCGTCTAATTTACTTACGCTAAGTTTTTCGATATAGTAGTTTGTTGCATGACCGATATTTTCTGTAGATGGGTTGTAAGTACCGTAGAAATCTGTTACGTTTTTATTGAATTTTAAAGCAGAAGATACTATAGCGTCATTTTTATCGGTAGTAGTAGTTTTTTTGCCGTCTTTGTCTTTAATTATATTAGAATTCTCTGTTCTGTTTGAGATATACCTATCAACATATTTTTCATTTATGAAACCGTAAGGAGTTCCGTCCACAGAATTTGCAGATTTTTTTTGTACCTCGGCATTAGCACTAATTGCCAAAACGTTTGCCATTTTTGAGGATATATCTGTTCTAAGATCTAAGCTTCTAGCTATGGAGTTTTTACCGTACACTGGGATGTCAAAGTCTGAATTTTTCTGAACAACGTCTTCGCCTGGTAATCCAGGTACCAACTGATCGTCTATTATTTGAAGGCAGTTAGAAGCGTCGTCATAGGAAAATCTAAATATATTAAAATTACCCAACGTTTTATTCATATCAGACAGTATCTGTTCTACGAAAGCTTTTAAAAATACGCTATTGGTTTGATCTTGAGAAAAAAACTGTTTAATTATGTCAAAAAGATAATCTATATTAATCAACACATTCATGATCTTACCTCTATAAGTGTCGATTTTTTCTCCGCCTTTAAATCTAGGAATGTCTCCAGAAATGGTGTCTTTTTTAGGACTAAATAAAGCAGTTTTTGCATTATTATTCTCTTTATTGCCTTTTATGCTATCTCCCTCTAAAACATCTGTATAGAATAGTGTTTTGTAATCATCAAAAGTTCCTTGAAAAGGAATCATAAAAGTCATGCCGTTAGTGGTCATATGACATGGATGACTCAAACAAAAATTAGTTTCCGGATTATAATCGATATACAATAGAGGCGTTTTTTTTCCTTCTGTTTTTTCGTCGTATAAATTGCAACAGTGATTCAATATGAATATTAATAAACCTAATTGAATATATACCGGGTGAGCTAATCGACTACCTTCGTTGATATCTTGATTCACGTCGTAAGGAAGCACGTAGGATTTTAATAGCGTTTTGTAATCTACTTCTGGAATGTTGGTGCCTTTATTTGAGAGTAATGCTGAATTAAATCCGTACTTTATATTTTTTTCGAATGGATCAGTATCGCTAAGACTATTACTTATAATTTTATCTATGTAATCCTTAAATATTCCGTCAGAAAATACAGGCGTAGCAAAGTCTTTTGTGGCTAAATCTATTTCTCTAACTTTTCTTTCTAAATCAATTTTTTTAGAGCTTACATTAATAGCTTCTATCAATGAATTAATTTGTATACTTCTTAACATCGCTTCTAAAGAAGATTGATACTGTACTGCTGGTTTAGTTTGTTCTGTACTAGTATTAGAAGCTGGATTTGTATTTTCTGCTCCTGCTTTAGCTGTATCTTGGCCGCTTAAACTATCTCTATATATTTGGTACTCTCTCGTGGTTTGATCTGAGGTGGCTAATTCTATACCGTATATTAAATTACTATCTGTTATTTTTACAGTTACAGGTATTTGTAATGGAGTCTCTACTTTAGTTTTTTCTTGTGTATAACTTCCGTCAGCTTGACGTATTGATTCGTCTTTGTAGAATTCTATCGGTAATTGATAATTATATTTTATCTGTAATACATAAAATCCTTGAGTAGATAAAACTACATCTGAGGAACTAAATCTGTCGGCTGTAAGAAAACCCGCTGAGAACTGTCCGTTATTTTGTTTTAAAGAATTTGATAATATCGTAGCATTACCGCCTGATGGAAGATTTACATCAGATCTTATTAGATTCGTATTAAAAATTTTAGGTTCTCCTGTGAAAAAACAAACAATATCTTGTAGCATCTCTTCTTTTGACTGTTTATAACTGATATTATTTCCCGTTTTATCATTTTTAGTAGGAAATTCTACGTCTATTGTAAAGTTGTAAGGCGTTAATCCTGAGTATCCGTTTTGAGTTATGTAGTTGGAATCCGCAAAATACTGAGTTTGTATAGAATACTTTTTATCAGTATCTATCACAATTGCTAAACTTGCGACCTGTTTCGCTGGTTTATTTAGCAACGCTTTTTTAACACTTGAAGCAGATAGAGGGATAGTCTTTACTCTCTTATTTAAGTTTTCACGACCATTTAAAATTAATCCGAATTTTTTTATGTATAACTTATTTCCTGATGAATAGTAATAATCGTAATCTAATCTGCTACTATAATCTTTTGTTATATTATTGGTAGTGCTTAAATTACTAGAACCTATCGCGTAATCTCTAAAAAAATTGGTAGTTACTGTAGAAGGTACAGAAGACAAGTTCTCTACGGCTTTATTATCGCCTAATAAAAAATCATAATAGCTTTTAACTTTATCTAATTGTTCTTGTCTTGCATTGTCTGCAATTTTTTTTATTTTCGCGTCTTCTGTTGCTTGTTCCGCTTTTACTTTCTCATCTTGTTGTTTCTGTATAGTTCTATAAAGGCTATTTAATTGTTCTATTGTAGTTTTTAACGGCGTGGCTAAAGTTGCAGGTTGGTTTATCTTTAGGCTATCTGCTAAAGATCCAAGTCCAACTAACTTTAAAACACAATCGTATCCACCTTCTTGATTGTAAGAGAAAGAAAAATTGCTAACCATACCCAACATACCATCGTAGTTGCCTTTGGACTCTCTTCTTTTTGAACCTAGATTAAGAGCTATCTCCTCTTTCGTTAATTTATCTTTAAAAGGATCTAAACTAAATAATTCAGTCGCCTTTAAATCTGAGGATTCAGACTCGTAGTAGAATGTATTTCCCCATTCCAAAAACATTGTGTATCCCAATTTAAAATACAAAGCGTCTATTACGTCCAATTGACTTTTGTCCCAAACTTTGAACTCTATTGTTGCGCCTCTAATAGATCCCAATCGACCTTGAGTTTCTATAACAACTCTACTTAGACCTGGCATTGGGCGATAACCGAAATCTCTAACCTCTTGATCTCCCAATAAAGAGTATGTTTCTTTAAAGCCTTTTCTTAGTGTGTAATTAGTTCTATCTCCTTGCTTGTTGTACTTAGAAACTCCACCGTACAGCACAAAGTTTTTTGATAAATCTTCAGGCTTCGATAAAGTTAAGCCAGTTAATTCAGAAAAATATTTTGTATCTGATTCTGCGGTTATATTGATAGAAGACACCAATCTAACCCAACCAGTTTTGTTTGCAAGATACTGTAGGTTTTGATTGTCTCTATTGGCTTGAGTTCCTTTTTTGCTTCTAGTTTGTAACTGTTCTAAAAGCCAAAGCGGAATGTGTGTACCAATGACGTTAGATATTTTATTATCGTTTTGTGCCATGCTATCTTAATGAATTAGCGTTTCTGTATTGGTTAACTACAGACTGAATATCTGAAGGAATTCTTAATTGAGCGCCTGGCGGTGGATACAGTGAATCTCCTGGTAATGCATTTGCAGATGCTATCACCCACCAAAAGCTAGTGTCTCCGTAAAAATCGTACGCCATTAAATCCAATCTATCTCCTAGTACTACTATCACATAAGTGTCCTCTTCTGAAACTGGAATTTCTGGATAAACGTTGTTGACATAGTATTGGCTACCTGTTGCTTGGTATTTTATTACATCTATATTTTGGTATCTGTTAAAGCTCATATTATCCTCCGTTAAAAGTGTTTATTCCAAGTAATCTGTTGGTAAGTTGAGTATTATTGGTAGTTGGATTTGGATTGTTGAAGCTATTTGTTCCCAATAGTCTATCGCTTATCTGTTGATTTGTTAAATTCTGTTGTTGTAAATTAGAGAAATTAGGAGTCATCAAAAGCTTGTCAGATAAAGCTTTATCTCTTGCATTTTTAATTAAGTCTTTTTCGTTTTGTTTTTGTAGAGTATCAACTATCATATTTCTATTCGCTAATAGTGCAGGTATATCGTTAAGCTCTTGTGCTCTTCTTGGTAAAATGTCCATGATAGGTTTAAAACTAACAGCCACGTTTAAGTAGTGTGGCAATTCTCCTACAGCTCTGCTTTCCTTTTCCCCTGGTAAAGAAGCTATTTCCCAAGAAGAATTGTCTTCTATTGTAATATTAATGCTTTCTAAAACTCCTGGAGTTCTATATAAATAATCACCAATTGTTAGCTTAATGATTGGCGCTCTCATTGCTGAAGTAGTGGGACTATAATCTGGATAAACTTGACTGGTTAAATAGTTTAGCTTCTCGTACATTGGTCTTAATTCCGGTCTTGATTGAGCGAATATTTTGAAAGAGAAAGAAACTGTGCGATCGAACCCTTGATAAGTTCTAAAGTTTTCGCCTCTACCCAAGTATCTAAATGTATTGTATTCCGCAGCGTGATTATCGGATATACCAGATAAAAATGCTCTAAATACTAAAGCAGTTGTTTTGGTAGGATTATCGTTGGATATTGCCTCGAAAGCAAATTTAATTATATCGTTAGAGTAGTCGTCTGAGAACGGCGTACCTCCTTCGTTAACATTAAACGGCATCAGCGCATTTAGTCTGTCTATACCTACATCTGTGCCTTGAACATAAGAGGTAAAAGTACGATTATTCCTACTAATTTTAGGATCTCCAGGATTTCCTGCGAACATTCCGTTTTGTATACTGTCTTCGTTAAAATTCCATGCTTTAGATCTCTGCGATGGACTTGCTACTTGGCTTCTGAAATCTTGTATTTTTAAAACGTCTTGGAACAGCGCATTACTTCGGTTAGTTTGTTGCTTCTTTATTTGATCGTAGGTAAGAGTAAGTATATTTGAAACTAAAGTTGTATCTGCGGCTCTTCTTATTACTGTTTTTCCAACTCCATAAGTAGATCCAGGGCCTTGTATGTAATCGAATAGGATACTTTTATTCAAAGACATGCCCAAAGTATTGTACAAATTAGGATCTGTAAATTTTACCTCTTTGTTGCTGTTAAACATTTTAGTTTGATAGAAAGCGTATAGTCTGTTTCTATCTTTTCCGTTTACAGTAGTGAATTGCTTTTGAATGGTAGCTGCGTAAAAGTTTTGAAACTGAAAGCCATTGATACCAATTCTATCTGGGTGATAGCCCGTACCTGAACTTAATACCGCGCTCAACATGTTCTTTCCTGATGGATCGTATATCCACGTATTTGGGATAGTTCCAAAAGAAGTAGACTGGTAACCTTGTGTGGTTTCCATTCTAGGATTTGTTTTTTGTAAATTTACTTGCTTGTTTAAAAAAGCAGGTCCTTTAGATCCGTCTTTAAGAAACTTTGATATTCTTAATTGATCTATCTCACCGGTTAAAGTTCTTCTAGCTGTTCCTGTTCCTGGGTCTAACTCTGATCCGCCTCTCATTGGATAATCTAAACTGTTTCTATTCTTTTGATAGAATTGTAAAATAGAGTTTGTAACCGGTCCCGCATCTTGCATCGGAAATTTAACGTAAGGTAAACCAGAGTTTCCTCCTTGCGGTTGATCCATTCCGTATTTTAACGTGGTAAAGTCCGTCTTCTGATTTAAGAAAACTGAATCTGATAAGTTGGAAGAGTTATAGTTTAGTGGCATTAAGAGTTGTATCTAGTTGTGTCAAAATTTGTGTAAGAGTTGTTTTGAAAACTATTTAATACTAATTTACCGGTTGGAACTCCGTCTAACATAACGTTTCCTGTGACGAATCTTACTTGCGCGTTAGACGCATCAGGTTTTTGAGTTACCAATTTTGTCAATAACTCAACGGTCTTTGTTGAATTATCTGCGGTCATTTTAATTAACTGTAAACTGCTAGCTCCCAAATAGGTTTCGCCTGAGTCAACTTGAGCAATTCCAGAAGTTTTAACGACTCCGCCTTTCTTTAATTTTCCTACGTTACTGCTTCTTAAGTTTTGAGCGAAGTCTTTGAATGTGTCTCCGTAATCTTCTGCTATCTCGTTCTTTCCGAATAAAAATATATTAGCAACTTTAGAAAATCCATTAACTACGCTTCCGGTCATCTCTAAAAC